ACGGGTTCGTCTAGCCCACTTTCTATATCAGATACAGTAGGCACCGCTAGAACCTATACGGTTACTGCTACCAACTCTCAGGGCACATCTAGCGCATCTTCAGCTTCTGCTTCTATTACACCTTCATCAGTTCCACAGGCTCCTACTATTGGAACTCCCACTGTTGCTACTGGGCAGTCTTACACAGGTAATGCCAACGTATCTGTAGCCTTTACTCCAGGTGCAACAGGCGGAACATCTGTTTCTACCTACACAGTAACTTCCTCATCTGGAAATACTGCTACAGGTTCTTCATCGCCTATTGCCGTATCTGATGTAGTAGGTACTGCTCGTACTTATACCGTTACCGCGACTAACGCTAATGGAACTTCAACGGCCTCTTCTACCTCTAGCGCAGTAACTCCTTCATCAGTGCCACAAGCACCTACAATTGGAACTGCTACAGCCGGAAACGCTTCCGCAACTGTCGCTTATACTGCCGGAGCTACTGGTGGACAAACTGTCTCTACTTATACAGCAACTTCTTCTCCTGGATCATTTACGGGCACAGGAAGTAGTCCAATTACTGTTAGCGGCTTAACAAACGGTACTGCTTATACATTTACGGTTACAGCTACCAATGCAAATGGAACCTCTGCGGCTTCTAGTGCGTCTAACTCAGTAACTCCAGTTGCTCCATTTGCTTATTCATCAAACGCTAACTCTACAAGAAATGATGGAACATATACATACCTTGTATTTAATACAACTGGTAACTTCACCGTAAATACTGGCTCAACTAATAATGGTGGCTACCTTGTTGTCGCTGGTGGTGGCGCTGGTGGATATGGTTTTGCTTTAGTAACCAAAGGCAACCAAACTTATTTGGCAGGAGGCGGTGGCGGTGGCGGTGGCGTTGTAACTGGAAATACTACATTTAATGCACAAAATTACACAATTACTGTAGGCGCTGGTGGCTCTGCTACTGGTACAGTTGGGGGTAACAGTTCTGTAACAAACTTTACTACGGCTGTTGGTGGAGGTTACGGCGGATATCAAAATGTTGATGGCGCTGTTGGTGGTTCTGGTGGTGGTTCTGGTACTGGTTACGGTAAATCTGCGGGTGCGGGAACTTCTGGTCAAGGACAGGCTGGCGGTTTAAGCAACGCTACTCTTTATGGTGGTGGCGGTGGTGGTTACACTAATGCAGGTCAGGGTGGAAGCACCACTACCAATAATTTCAGCGGTGGAAATGGCGGAACGTTTTGGACTAACTATAGTGTTGCTGGCGGTGGCGGTGGTGGTGGAGTTAATGCTAGCGGTGCTGGCGGTGCTGGCGGCTCTGGTGGTGGTGGCGCTGGCGGTGGCGGTAATAATGCTGGTAATCTTGTAGGTCAACCTGGCACTAATGGAACAGGCGGCGGTGGCGGTGGCGGTAAGGCTGCTTCATCTACTTACAGTGGTGGTATCGGTGGAAATGGGCTGGTGGTAATTAGATTATGATAGAACATTTAGAATGGCATAATCACGCTTTTATTGATGAAAACAATATTGTTATCAATGTTGCTGTATTTGATGAAAACGCGCACGACTCTCAACTTATTGAAGATGTGCAACAATCACTAGGTGCTAAACAAGCAATATGTTGTTGCACATTTGGTATGGCACACATTGGTTCAATTTGGACGGGTACAGAATTTATCCCACCAATACCACCATCTCCATACGCTTCTTGGATTTGGGATGTAATTAAAAAAGAATGGGTAGCACCAATTTCTGAACCAATAGATGGCGGTATGTATCGCTGGGATGAGCCAACAAAATCTTGGATAGAAATTATTGTGCAAGATGAATCAACCCCTTAATCCAGTAAAACTTTATCCTAATCTTCTTACAAACGAAGATTGCGATAAAGCAATTTCTTATATATCTGCTCGCAAAGAAGCAGGTACCATTAAAAAGGGGTCACTTAATCGTTGGCATTTAACTAACAACGACAATGAGATGAGTAACTATCTTGTTAATCATTATGGAGCCTTGGGATTAAAAAAGTATTTAGGTAATGTGCCTGACCCTATATGGGTGACAGACCATCTATTTGCTATTTATCCTGAAGGTGCTTCTATGAATATTCATAGTGATAAAGACACAGCGTATGGAAAAGTTGGAGATTACGCTTTACATACTTTTGTATTTTATCTTAATGATGATTATGAAGGCGGAGAAATAACATTTCCTGAATATGATTTAAACATTAAACCAACCAAAGGTTTAGCAATTATGTTTCCAGGGGAAACTTTACATAAAGTAGAACCCGTAATATCAGGCACAAGATATATTTTTGGGGGAGGATTTACGGCTAATCCTTCTGTACACCTTTTTGACTTTCCAATTCCATTAAAGCATTAAACTCAGGACTACCTGCCCAATTTAATCCACCATCAACTTCCCATAATGCGTTCATTCCTGTTTTAAGAATATATTGAAAAAACCAACTTAATACGCGAGACTGCATAAAACTACCCGCCTCTTTAAGTCTTAAATATGTGTGGTTTTCTACTTGGCGCAAATCTATAATAGCATCTATTTCACTGGGTTTCATCCATTCAGGAATTTCCATGTTAGTAAGCCATCCACATTTATAGGTTACACAAGGGTCTACTGGGCGTTTTGCATAAATGGAGCATCCTTTACCTATAGCTATAAAATGACAAGGTTTTCCTGGGTAAAATTTCTTACCTTGAGCTTCTCCAGAAAGATACCCTTCACAGCACTTTGTGCAACTTCCACATGAGCGTTTATCCATGCTAAGATACTACCCTATCTATCAAGGGAAATTAAAATGGCGCAAATTACCTTTACTAACACTATGGGTGTTCCAGAAGAGTACTCTCCTAAGCCCGCTACAGCCTCTGTACCTGATTGGTATAAGAACCTAGAGTCTTATATGAATGGCGCTAAAAAGCCAACAGGTGAGGGGCAGACTTCTGCCACTATTAAGCGCTGTATGCCTGTGTTTGATGCTATTACTGCTGGCTACGTTATATACACCTATGCAGATGTTTTTGTTTCTCAACAGCCTATTATTGGTGAGGATGGAAAACCAACAGGTAAAACTCAACCTTGGTATGAGTGGCCTTCCTTTGGTCCAATTCAATTTCATCCAGTACAACAAGCGCCTACACATCCAAATCGTGGAGATATGGTAGAAGGAGGCTCTTATCCTAAATGGATTAACCCTTGGTCTATTCAAACGCCTAAAGGCTACTCAGTACTCTTTACTCAACCTATGCATCGTGAATCTCCTTTTACTATCCTAGATGGAATTGTGGACACGGACTCATATAACGCCCCTGTTAACTTTCCCTTTGTTCTCAATGATTGGGGTTTTGAAGGGGTTATTCCTGCAGGTACCCCTATGTGTCAGGTAATTCCTTTTAAGCGCGATTCTTGGCAAATGGAGATTGGTAAAGAAGAAGACTTTAAGGCGCAGACTAAAACTACCGCGTTCTTGCGCACGAGCTTCTTTGACTCTTATAAGAACAAGTTTCGGGCTCCAAAAGAATATAAGTAAGAGATAATGGGCGTATGACTGATGCCCATAAGGAACAGCTAAATCTTAGCCTTGTAGTCTCTACTCCCAAGCACGAGCCTCGGGAGTCTGACCCGCACTATAAACTATTTAATCAGGCTAAAGCCCGCATTAAAAAACAGGGTCTATGGAAGTGCACCATTAATGATGACCTCTGCTCTGGGGAGCCTGAACTTCACCACTCTCACATTGAGTTCTCACAGATTAATAACATGGATGAAAAGAAGATCGAGGAGGCTTTTGGGCTTCATTTTGAGAGTGATGAAGAGTTTCAAATATGGATAGAGAGCCCCGGCAATCTAGAAGTTTTATGTACTGCCCACCACAGAACGTTATTTGGTATTCATGCAATACCAGCCCCATTATGGGAAACTTTTCGTTACCGCAAGGCTGGGACAGAACCCGCGGCGGAGCACCTTACAAAAGACAATAAGTAGGGGATAATAAAACTATGCGTGGTTATACCCAAAGTGGTCGGTTCAACTCTGACTTTGAAACCAATACTATTAAAGATGGTATAGATACTGAACTCCGCAACCCCGTAGGAACTACCGCTCAATGGTGGTTCTTTGACCTTACCGACACAAACATTGACCCCATTTATGATGTGGGAGATGGTGTATCCGTATCTGGCGGGGGTCGTAAGTGGTATGGGCCATTTAAAATCCCATTGATAAAAGCTGTTATCACCCAAGGTAGTGCTAAAACATCTTCCGCTGGTTTCTACAAAGCCGATGAACTTCACCTTACAATTAATATTGATGATCTTAACGCTATTGACCCCGCACTTGAATCCCAAATCTACTCCATAGGCCAACAAGATAAGAGCCGTGTAGTTTGGAAAGGGCAAGTGTATCGCCCATATTTAACCCAACAACGCGGTATAGTTGCGGAAAACTATACGCTTTTATCTATTGACTGCATACAGGTAATGCCTGAAGAACTTCAGAATGACCCTCAGTTCCAAAGCTACGCCAACTAAGGAGACCCATGGCACTAACACACTCAGTTATTACGCTTAACGCTTCAACAGCCACAGCGCTTAACACAGATGCAAACATTACTAACTCTGTTACTGGGGAGGTATACCCTACTTGGGGAGCTGGCACTATCTCTATTCAAAACATTGATAGCGCTATTACAATCTACATCGGTGGCGCTGGGGTAACTTCAACCTCTTATGGCGTACAACTTCCGTTTGGATCTTCCGTAACTCTTGACAGCCTTAGTCAAAACGAAGTTGTCTATGCTATCGCCGCCTCAGGAACACCTAAGGTAGCAGTCTTGATGGTAACCACCGCGTGAGTATTCGCATCAGTAAGAAAGGGCAGACTATCTCCCTTAAATCATCAGGCAGTTCTTCTGCTAANCCTAAGTCTTCGATAACGATAAAGAAGAGTTAAATGCCGTTTAAATCCCGCGCTCAAGAGAAGTGGATGTACGCAACCCACCCTAAGATGGCGCGTCAATGGCAGAAAGAAACTCCGCAAGGTAAACTACCTGAAAAGGTAAAGGAGAAAAAACATGGCAAATAAAGAACAAAAAGGTAACTCAAACCAGAAAAAAGAGCCTTTGCTATCTCTTAAAGAGAAGCGGGCTGCCAAGCAAGCTAAAAAGGAGAAAAAGTAATGTGCTCTAAATGTGGATGCGGTTGTAAATCAGGAAAGCCGGATTCAGGTTGCAAATGCACCTGTGCTACTTGTAAGGCTGCTCGCGCTAAGGATGATAAGAAGTCAGATGCCAAGATTATGAAAGGCATGGATTCTAAAGAAAAGTCTTCCTTTAAAAAAGCAGATAAGAAAATGGATTCTAAGAACCCATCGGTTAAAGAAGATTTAAAGATGGATAAGGCTTTAGCCAAAAAAGTTAAAAAGAAGTAAGCACTTAGCCCCGCGATGCGGGGCTTTTTGCTTTATCCTTAAGGTAGTTCCGTGCGGGACTACAGCTCTACCCCTGCGAAGTATCATGCCTCCCCTAAGGAGATTTACCGTGCCTGAGAATATAGATAAGCCCTCGGATATCGAGTTTGCTAAAGCTATTGTCCAGAACATTCCAGAGTCCGGTAAAAAAAGTGTAGTTAAAGGGGCAGCCGCAGGATATATCGTAGGCAAAGTGATTGCGCATGCTGTTAAAAAGCGATAACTTAGAACAGCTTTCTGAGAAAGCATCCACAGAACTTATTGCGCCTCTTACTGAGCTTTTACACTCTCTAGCCTCTACTTCTGGATGGTCACCCTCCATAGTCTCAGCACTTAAAGTAAATATTAATGAAAAGCATGAGCTTTTTGTAGATTACCCAGATGCACTTAAAGAAGAAATTGAAGATCTAGAGTACGGGGCTTTTGGCAAATTACCTAATGCGGTTATCCGCCCATTTATTCTACGGGCACCTGACATTATCTCTAACATATTAGAGACACACATTGTCTCTGAATTATTCTATTCAATGGGGGTAATTTAATGGGTAACCCATTTATTGTCGCTGAGGACCTAGCGCTAAAAACATTTCTTGGAAATATCACTGTTTCAGATGATAAGTCAAGCCCACGCACTGTAAAAACATGGTTTGGCTACCCTGATGTTGAAATTAGAGATCAAGCTTTTCCTTTTATAACTATTGATCTTATAGATATTATGCCTGCAAATGAGCGCCAGACCTACGGATATCTTGTAGATTCAGATTATCAAGGGACTATTACACCTGTCTCCGGGCAAATGTATGACTATCTAATTCCGGTTGCTTATGATCTTGTTTATCAAATAACTTCTTTTTCTCGTCATCCGCGGCATGATCGCGCTCTTATGTATCAACTACTAAATAAGTTTCCATCAAAGTACGGATATCTCACTGTCCCTAATCAATTAGGAACAGAGAACAGTATTCGTTCAATGTTTCTTGATGGATTTGTTAAAAGAGACACAGTTGAAAGTGAAACTGGAAACCGTCGTCTTTTGAGAAACGTATTAACCGTTAGAGTAGTCAGTCAAATGTCTCCTCAGACAGCTACGGCTATTAAAACTGTTGCATACGTTGACATTAACACTACCACTTCGTCTATCCCGTCTGGTTTACTAGCCGTACCACCATCCGTTAATTAAGTAATTCAATAAGGAGATAATCAATGGCAACCTACCTACGTCCCGGGGTATACGTCCAAGAAACGTTAAACCCTCTTCAACCAGTAGCTGGTCCTGCATCAANCACCGTTGCAGCATTCGTTGGTGCTAANGACCGCGGACCTGTAGTACCTACTCTGGTAACTTCTTGGAGCCAATATGTAAATTTATTTGGTTCTTGGAACACCATCCAAAATAATAATCTTCCTCTTGGTGTGTACATGTACTTTGCTAATGGCGGAAGTGCCGCATATGTTACCCGCGTTGCAGGTGCTTCGGCCGCTCAAGCAACACGTATCTTTCAAGATACAGAAGGAACCCCAGCCAATACGCTTCAGATTAAAGCTATTAACGCAGGAACTTGGGGTAACAACCTTAATATCAGCATTACCGCTTCCACAATTACTGGGTATTTTAATATAGTAGTTTACTATGGCGGATCCACAGCTGGTTATATTGTAGAACAATGGACAGATGTCTCAATGACAGCTACCGATTCGCGATATGCTATAAATGTTGTTAACAATAATTCAACATACATTACAGCAATTGACTCTGGTGCTACCGCAACAGGTGCTACCCGTAACCCATCAGTGGTTGCAAATGCGTCTCTTTCAAGTGGATCAGATGGATCAACAGTTACTGGAGCAAACCTTGTAACCGCCCTTAGTTTATACGATACTATCCGTCAATCTTTAGTTCTTAATATCCCAGGATATACAGATGCTACAACTATAAACGGAGCAATTTCGTATGCTACAGGTGCTACTCGTCCAAATGACGTCTTTGTAGTTATAGATGGCATCAATGACACAGTAGCTAATCAACTTACGCTTTCTGCTACTTATACTCAGACTTCATATGCCGCTGTCTATTACCCACAACTTACGATCGCTGACCCAACAGTTGGTGTCGGATCTACTACGGGCGCAGTAAAGACTGTTGGTGCTGGAGCAGCAGTTGTAGGTCTTTATGCAGCAACAGATGCTTCGCGTGGAGTGTTTAAAGCCCCAGCAGGTCTTCAAGCACGTCTAGCGGGTGTGGTATCCGTACCTTCACTTTCTATGGCTGATCTTGATTCACTTAACTCATCTGCCGCACCTGTTAATGCAATTCGATTTATTTCAGGTTCTGGGATTGTAGTATTTGGAGCACGCACACTCAAGGGTGGGTACGTAGATCGTTATGTACCTGTCCGTCGTTCTCTTATCTATATCGAAAAATCACTTCGTGACCTTACTCATTTTGCGGTGTTTGAGCCAAATGATCAACGTCTTTGGTCTCGTATTAACGCTTCAATTAGTTCGTTCTTAACAGCATTCTGGTCACAAGGTGGTCTATCAGGAGCAACTCCTGGGGCTGCTTACTTTATTCTTTGTGATTCAACTAATAACCCGCAATCATCTATTGATAACGGTATTGTTAATATCCAAGTTGGTGTCGCCCTACAGCGTCCAGCTGAATTTGTAGTTATAAACATAGGTCAATACAGCGGCGGAACCACCGTCACCGTAGCGTAAAGGAGATAAAAAAATAAAATGAGTACA